TGTGATAGTTAGAGACAGATACAAATGTTTTTATGGTGGATCACTTACAGGAAATATGAGAAGTTATCCTGGCGTAAGATGTAAAGAGTTGATTCCAGAATCTTTGAACTTTGATTCCTATAGAAAGATAAATAAATTATCAGATGTTCCAAATGAAAACTCTTTTATTACTGTGAATGAATTTCGTAAAAAGTGTAATGGAGAATTGCCAGTAAAATTTTCTCAGGTAATACTTGAAAGTTTGGGATTTGATAGAGTATGGATTTTCAAAGGTGGTGGACACATATGAAAGTTATTGCAACGGCAGTAATAAAGAAAGATAATAAATGGTATCAAGGATTTCTGAATCAACATTCTTTTCAGATAAACAAAGATATCAATAAGTTATCAGATGTAAAAGAAGTATCAGATTATAAAACCTTATACACTTATGTAAAAGATAAGGGTGGTGATACTTCAATTTGTGAAAAGATAATGAAATCAATTGGTTGTGATAGTTGTTATGTCTTGGATAAACCTATTGATTTGACTGAAGGACAATTTAATATATACCATTGGGCAGATACTTTTCCAATGTGTAAAGAATGTGAGAACACCTGTAAACAATCACATAAAGTAAAGGAATTGGTATGTAAACAATTCACAAGGAAAAAATGAAAGTAAGAAAAATAAAAAGAAAGAAATTCATTTGCTGGGTATTTGAGAAAAATAATACAAGAACTCTCATAGCGCTTTCACCTTTTGGATTTCATATAAAATATAAGAAATGGTAGATAGAGAAAACTTAGACCCTGATTTTCTTGAAAACTTGATATTGAAGGGTATTACAACAGACAAAATATATCTTGTTATGTGTTCTAATGTGTTTGAACAAGAGTATTTTGATAATTCGTCGATTGGGAAGATTTTCAATTTTTCAAAATCCTACATAGAAGAATACCGAACAATACCTCCCAGAGAAGTCATCCTCAACACGATTGGTGATGATGGAGTGGCTAACGCTTTTAGGGAAGTTGACAGTATTGACTTTGACATAAATGGAAATTACGATTATCTTCTCAGTCAGACGAACAATCATCTTAAAAATCAAGCAATAAAGAGAGCATTATTAGATTCTGTAAATCTATATGAATCTGGTCAAAACCTTGAACAGATAAGAGATAAGATAGAGAAAGCTCTTACAAAAGATATCAAAATTGATTTAGGTCTTGATTATTTCAAACAGTTATCAGAAAGACTTCGTAAACTATTTGATGCAACGGAACAAAACAGGGTAAAAACTTATTATCCAGAATTTGATGAACTGATAAATGGTGGATTTCCACCATTCACACTTTCGGTTATTTGTGCTCGTATCCACGGATTCAAATCCAATACGATGGCGAACTTTGCTGCGAGACAGGTTCTACACGGTCATAATGTAGTAATGCTCACTCTTGAAATGAGTGAAGAAATGTTCGCTCAAAGATTTGACTCAATTTATTCACTGTTAGATATCAATCGTATGTATCTCGGTGATAATAAAACAGAACTTATACGAAAACTGAAAGCAATCAAAGAAGACTCAAATAGAGGAAACCTTTGGATAAAACAATTTCCAACAGGTGCCGCAACTGTTAGAGACTTTCGTATCTATTTGAGAGAACTTCTTATGAGGGATAAACAACCCTCTATTATGTATGTTGATTACATCAATTTGATGAAGTCAGCATTATCAAAGTATAAAGACCTTTATTCATCTGTGAAGTCAATTGCAGAAGAATTGAGAGCGTTGTCTTTTGAGTTTGAAATCCCATTAGTATCGGTAAGTCAGTTGAACCGTGAAGGTTCTTTTGTTGGATTTGAAGAACTTGACTTCAACTATATTGCAGAGTCAATGGGACTTCCCGCCACTTGTGACTTTATGAGTATCATTGGAACAGATGAGAACTCTTTGATATATGAATCAGAACTTCATAATAAGATTGTAAAGAACAGACTCGGTGGTAGAGTTGGTGAGATTTGGAAATGTTATTTTGATTCTCGTACATTGAAGATGTATGATGAATCTGAAATGGATGCCTGGATTGCAGACGCACAATTAACAGGTGATACCAGAAACCCATTTACAAGACAACCACAAGGTAGGAGAGAAAGGGGAAGAACACGATGAAAGGTGTAACTGCTTGGCAGTTCATAAAAAGATGTTTGTATTCCTGCAAAACACATACGCAATTGAATGTATGTAAAAGAATGATAGATGTTGCAACTGATAATCTGTATATACCATATGGTAGTGCATATTGGACAAATCTATATGATATGTATTATGAAAGATGGGAAGAATTAAACGATATAGAAGATAAAGAATTATTGGAGAAAATGAATGCCAAAGATAAAGATTTTAAAAAACCATTCTGACGCACAAATACCATATTATGCAACAGAGGGTTCAGCTTGTTTTGATGTAACAATAGTTGAAAGTGTAGATTTACTGCCAGGTCAAATATATCCTATAAGAACTGGATTAAAGTTTGAAATACCAATAGGATATGAAATGCAAGTAAGACAAAGAAGTGGCCTATCAAAATATTATCCAAACTATATAGCAAACGCACCAGGCACTATTGATTCAGATTATCGTGGTGAGTTATTCATTCTCACTGTGAATAATACAGATATCACTATGCATATAGATGCAGGTATAAGATTTGCTCAATGTAAAATTCAAAAAGTAGAAAGACTAAAAATTGTTGAAGTAGATGAACTATCAGATACAGAAAGGGGTTCTGGTGCATTTGGAAGCACTGGACTAAGGAGTGAATAAAATGGTAGAAGAAATAAAATACGAAGTTGAATGGAATCCAGTATCAGATATTACTGTATATGAACTGGCAAAATGTATTCCATATATCTTTTCCAAACTTCATTCAATTGAAGAATGGGACAAATTAGATATTGGTATTCAAAGACATTTCAAAGTCAGTGAATATGCTTATGGTGAAATGATAAGAGAAACTCAAGACAAATTGAAAGAAGCAATGGGTAGGATTGAAGAACTTTGGGGTGATGAATAAAGAAGTCGGGAAGGTGTATTATATTTAGAAATTGTTATTACGATACGAAAAGAAGTATGATTCATTTATGGGAAACTGTAAATGGTAAAAAAGAATATACAACATATGATTGGGTTCCATATGTCTTCATCCTTGATAAACAAGGTGATATCAAAACGATTGATGGTAGATATGTTCGTAAGATAAACTTTCCATCTTATCAAGCATACTATGAATACTGTAAAGACAACCCTCATATTTTTGAAAATAAAGTAAAACCAGAGATTCAATTCCTTGCTGAAAGATATTATAAAATACCAGATGATAGATTGGAAGTTCCACAACTTCTTACATATACAATTGATATTGAAGTAATAAAAGAGCAAGGGTTTCCTGATGCGATGTTGGCAGAGGCACCTGTTGTAACCATTTCCATAACAGATTCAATTACAAAAAATACAATAACATTTGGTGATAAAGAATACGGTGGTGAAGGTGAATATGTATACTGTAGATCAGAAGTAGAGTTATTGCGTAAGTTCTTTGACTTTATGTATGAAAACCAACCTGATGTAATAAGTGGTTGGAATGTATGGCAATTTGACCTTTTGTATCTTATAAACCGGTCAAAAGTATTATTTGGTGAAGACACAAATATCTATAAACTTCTCTCACCTATACGAATTGTGAAGATGTGGAAGGCGAGAAATGAGGAAGATATGAACATTGATATTGCTGGTGTTCATATTCTTGACTATATGGATGTCTATAAATGGTATGGTGCAAAACTTGAAAAGTATTCTTTGGACTTTGTTTCAAATCATGTGTTAGGTAAAGGTAAAGTTGACTACTCAGATCATAACGATCTCAAAGAACTTTATCATAAAGATTTCAACAAATTTGTTTATTATAATAGAGTTGACTGTGAATTGGTTGATGAACTTGAAGACACACTTGGTTACATAAGACTGATTCAAGCCTTATCATTATTGACCAAATGTTCAATGAAATTCTATCAAGCCATGACTCACTTGATTGAAGGGGCTTTACTTACTCACTATAGAAGAAGTAATATGTGTGCTCCTTATTTTGCTGGTGGAACTCAGGCAGGATTTCAAGCTGCCCATGTAAAAGAACCACAAAAAGGTATGTATAATTGGGTGATTGATATTGATATCACATCCTCTTATCCTTCACACATCATCACACTTAATATGTCCAATGAGACTTACTTCGGTAGAATCATTGATATGACTGAGGATAGTGTAGTCAGTTGTGTAAGAAGAAGAAAATTCCCTGCGTTCACATTATTCAAACCAACAGGTATGGTAGAGTTTGATGGAATAAGATTGGAGAAGTTCAACAAAGCTCTTGAGAAAGGTCTGTTCGCCATAGCTCCTTGTGGGTCTGTATTTGTAACTCAACCAAAAGGTGTTATTGCTGAAGTTGAACAGAACATCTTTGCAAAAAGAAAAGAAGTAAAAGATCAAATGAAGGCTGTGAGAAATCAAGCCGCGGAAAGAGAAGACCCAGTTGAAAAGGAAAAACTATCTGTAAGAGCGAGAGAACTTTTCTCACTACAATGGGCTATCAAGATTCTACTGAATGCTGTCTTTGGTATCACTGCTGTTCCTTACTCAAGGTATTTCAATACAAACATTGCAGAAGCGATTACTTCTTGTGGTCGTTGGACGATTCGACAAGGTGAGAAGTTTGTGAATGAATATTATAGAAGTAAAGGAATTGACGGTATGCCAACAGATATGGTGTGTTACATAGATACTGACTCACTTTTCATTAGACTTGGTGATTACTGTAAATTGAATGACCCACAATGGGAATCTTATGATGATGATAAAAAGATTTCATATATTCTTGAAGAAGCAAGAAGAATTGAAGACTATGTGAATAAAAGAACACTTGATGAAGTTCAGATGATTGACTATAACTCTCAAGTAACTGATTTTGTTATAGGATTCAAACAAGAGATTATCGCAAAGACCGCTCTGTTTGTAAAGAAAAAGAAGTATGCCTATTGGGTAGTCAATGAGGAAGGAACCCCTTGTGATAAACTCTCTGTAACCGGTCTTGAAATCGTAAGGTCCGATTCTGGTGAAGCAATTCGTACAAGAATGAAAGACATTTATGATATGATTCTAAGAGACTTACCAGAAGACAAGATTGTGAATAAAATTGAGAAATATAAAAAAGAACTGAGAAAGGTTTCGGCAGAAGAAATTGCTGCTAACATTGGTATCAATAATCTACAGAAATACATTGTAGATGAAAAACCTATAAAGGGAACACCTTGGCATGTGAAGGGTGTTGCAAACTATAGAAGATTATTGAAACTTCTCAAGCTGGAAGATCAATATGAAGACATTCACGAAGGTTCAAAGGCTAAGGTTGTCTATGTGAAACCTAACCCTTATGGTGTGTCTGTATTGACTTTCCTTCGTTGGCCAAAAGAATTTGAATTTACAATTCAGATAGATTATGATACTATGATAGAAAAGTTCTTCTTGAAGAAAATTGGTTTTCTTCTGGAACCTATGGATAAAATGAATATGTTGGAAGATAAATCAGTCCAAGAGTCACTGGACGCATTTTTTACATAAAGAAAGGAATTGAAATGGAAGAAGGCAGAATGAAAGGCGGAAGTGGTGATGTAAAAGGACCGAATAGAACGAAAATAAAACAGGCAATGAAAAGACCAAAACCTGATCCAGATTTGGATGATAAACCAAAAGGTTCAGACAATGAAATTATAAAGGAAGGATTTGGATTTTCACTTGTTTTTAAATTTTTGATTATCTTAATGATTGGTTATGCCGCTGGATCGACTGTTCAATGGAATATAGATAAACAAAAAATGGAACCACAAATTGTTTACGAGAAAGGCGAAGAAATCGTGAAATATGTAGAGAAAAGTAAGACACCGACAAGAGATTTTTTGACTCATTTGAATCCAGATGTAGGACCAGAACTCGCTGAAATTATTGCCAAATCAATTGACGAATCAAGTCAGAAATATCAACTTCCTCGTAAATTGATATGTTCCGTTATAAAAAAGGAGAGTAATATAAATCCTTTTGCAAAAAGTAATGTAGGTGCTGTTGGTCTTATGCAGGTAATGCCAAAGATTCACAAAGAAAAAATCAATAATAGAAATCTTTGGCATATTTCAGTAAACATTGATGTGGGTTGTAAGATATTTAAGGAATACTTAGATATGGAAAAGGGGAACTTGAATAAGACATTTCATAGGTATCTATCAAAAAATGCCACTGAATCACAACTGAATAACTATACCAGTGGTATTTATAGAGCTTGGTCTAAACTTGAAATGTATGATTATCTCTCAACACAAGAGAGACACGAAAACGAAAATGGGAATGGTGATTTTACGATACACTCCGAGCAAACTGAATCGCAACCTGTCGAGCCTGTTCATCAGACTGAATAACGAAATCATCTTCATACTTTCCGTTATCCCAATCTAACTCTCCATCGGGCAGCTTAGGATAGTCAACTTTCTTTCCTAAGCTGTCTCCCTTCACTTCATCACCTACACCAAAACCATAAACAGCACGGTGTGACCATCCATACCACTTACCATCGGCTTCCGATTTACCATAAGTATTGGGTGTTGGTATTCCTTGTGAATTCTTTCCACCACCTTCACCTTTTATATGAAGCCAATCTTGAAATCGTACTTTATTATGACCATTAGAATATTTTGGAATATTCTTGAACGATCTCTTTTCAAGCGGTTCCGTAGTTGTATAAGTACCACCACCAGTGGTCTTATAAACAAATTCACCCTCTTTAGGTTTATCCACAAAGTCTTTGAACTTAGGCATTATTTTTTTCCGTAAACCTTATCCATTTGACGATAAAGTTCTATTCTCATTTTATTATAAGTCTTATTATCAATTTTGGCTTTAGCAAACTCTTGTTCCCAAGCTTGAATTGCTTCTTCTTTGGAAATATATTGTTTCCAATCTTTATGAAATGTCTCCATCCATTTGATTGAACCCTTTACAATCCATTTACCAGCTACTGTTGCCAGTTTATTTTTAAATTGAGAAACTTTTGCTTCGTGAAGAACTCTTTCTTCCCAAAGTTGTTCCAATTTATCTGTTTTCTGTGTAAAGCTCATTATTTATTCCTCACTTTATTTTTTTGTTCTCATAGAAATTTGAGCAATATCATTAGACATTGCATATACTGTATTATTATCAGTATCTACAAAAAATCCCGGATACTTTGCATTCATTTTCTTTATCAACATCAATAGATCAGATTTAAACTCTTTTCTTATCATAGCGGCTCTTTGATCTCTTGTTTTAAATCTTTTATTGATATCATCATCTTCATAGAAACCTTCATTTATATACTTACCGTATTTCATTATTTATTCCTCACTTTGTTTGGAAATTTATCCATTCCTTTAATAGTCTTTTTGGCACGACCACCACCAAGTCTTTTCTTTTGATCTACCTTATCAATCAAATCCATCAGCTCACCTTGGTTCAATTGTTTTTTCTTGAGCATCTTTTCCATCTCTTTCATCAACAGGGTCAACTGTTCATCGGAAGTTGCATCAAAAATGTCTTGTCTCATTTTCAAATAAGGTTTTGACTTCTCTTTACCATAAATTGGAAAACTACTTTCCAACATCATTTTATCAATTCTTTCTGTTAGCTCAATCATTTCTTTGACCCCTTTCCATATGTCATTATTGGTTTTCCTGCTTTCAAAACTTTCTTCAAGAAATCGGCTTCTTTTTTATTCAACGCTCTATTTATAGAAGACATAATGATATTACCAAGTTCATTTGCGAGAACAGTATGATTTACAAATCCCATTTCAGTTTCAAGAGCTTTACGATACTCTCTTATGTATGAAAGAAGACCATTATAAAGAACTCTTGCCGCTTCTTCTTTATTTTCTACAAGATATTTATCTCTTGTCTTCATTTTATTATCCTATTTGTTGATCAAGTATATTTACTAAATCTTCAGCAAAAATTTGTTTTATCAAGTATGTTTGTTTCCAATCAAGTTTTTTGGTTACCTTACCCATTTCAATAGTATAAGTATCAGACCCTCTATCGTAATGAATAAGAACACGACCCTTGAACTTTCCACCTTTTACATCAAATTGAATACCTTTATCAAAAGTCATAAAGTTCTTTGCACCCCAAGATGGAAGTGCCCATTTATCAAGAGCCTTGATTTGTTTGAGAATGGTTTCTCCAACTTTAGCTTCCGTCAAATAACTATTGATTTTATTGATTACTCCCATTACTGTATTCTCCCCATTTCGTCCATTACGGCATCCATTCTACTTACCAGTTGGTGTTCTCGTCTATCAAGTTGATTTTTCTTCTCAATCAGATACATATTATTTGGTTCCTTTTGAAGTTGATTCACAACTATTGATCTATCATAACGAACTTGTTCCAACATTGCTTGATAAAACTCCATTCTTGAACGAAGATAATTTATCTGTTGTTGTTGAATAGTCAATTCTTGTGATTTCTGAAATGTTTGTTGTGTAGTCTGTAATGCTTGTTGCTGTTGTTGAATTTGTTCCATACTTGCAATTACTATTGACTTATTTGCATATCTATCTTCAACACCCCATACTGCACCAATAACACCAAACAATGTAACCATAATAGTAACTGTTTTCCAAACATTATTTTTGATCATCTGAAAAGGTTTTGAAATCATTTCATCTTCACCTTATTACCATATTTTTTGTTTTGACCAAGTTGAACTTGTAATCTCGTATCTCTTTTCTGATTTACTATTCTTGATTTTCTATATTCTTGATTATTTATTTCCCACTTTATATCACTCAAATCATCAGGTAGTTCAGTCTTTTTGAATAACCATTTTGAATCAACATCTTTAAAGACAACAGAATCTTTTTCCAAGAAACCACTGACTTCCAAAGCTGTTATAAACTTATCTATATTTTCAAGATACCCTTGATAACGGAGTTTACCTTTCACATAAACACCGTGCCAATCTTTACCTAAAGCTATTACTATTTTATTCTCAGTTGCTTCAGTTATGTATCTTGTGTATAATTTCATTTCTTTTCGTATTCTTTTCCAGAAGTATCTTTCTTTGCTTGAGCCTTTGTCTTACCTTTACCACGCCAATGTGGATCACCGTAAGCTTTGTCTTTGATAGATGCACAAAATCCTTTTGCTTTCTGTTCGTCAAAACCCTCTTTACCTTTCATTCTCAAAACACAGGCATCAAAGAAACCTTTATCTTTGGGGTCTTTACCAATAGTCTTACCAAACTTTTCAACAGAAGAATCATCCCAACCCTTAGCAGCAATAGGCGCTTCACTTATCTCATAAGATTCTTTTATACCAAGTTCTTTTGATCTCTCATCAAACCAAGATTGCATCAAATCAATATCATCAGAATCAAGATTCAAGGATTTTACAGCCTTTTCAAATTGTTTGAAAATTCTATCAAGACCGCTTTTATCTTTGGTCTTCTTTATCTTTGGTAGATATAATCTTGCCATATATTCCTGATTCGATGGTCCACCTTGTGCTGCAGATAATCTCTCAGGTTTTTTATAAGCTTCATTCAACCACTCATTATATTCATCTATCATTATTTTTTCAAAGAATTTCATAGTTATCCTCTTATTGATGTCTTTTTACTTCGTGTCCACATTTATCACAATGCAAAACACCATCCATATCATCCATTTGTGAAGTTTCTCTATATTTTCCTTTACCACATTTCTTACATTTTTTATAATACATATCTTTTTCAGTCAAATAGTCTTTGAATTTCATAATTATCCTTCCAATGTTTTGTCTTTCATTACTTTAGCAATTTCTACCATCATATCTTTCATAATATCAACATAACCCTTACCATAGAAGTTGATACCAGATACATTGGTGATATCCTTATGACCACCAGACTGAGCAAGAATCAGATCATAAAGATTGATTGTAACTTTTTTCAAAATGTCTTTTTGTTTCTTTGAAAGTTTCTTATAAGGTTTGTTGGTGATATCTTGAACCATATTCTGCCAGTTATCAGAACCGGTAAGTCCCTTGATTTTTCCTTCAAACAGACCGATGAAGTCATTGAATTGAAAACCAAGCATTCCCATTTCCTTGATATCTCTTTCAAACACCATCTTGATATATTCAAGTGTGATTTCTTTATTGAACTTACTTTTGAACTTAGGCATAACCTTTTTCAACATAAGGTCACCAAGATGATGTGGATTGGAACCTCTCTTGAATGGGTTCTTTGATACTTGAATAAGTCCCATAGGCCAAGCGATGTTCAAATAATCTGCCCATTCGTTGTTCTTAAAAGGAGTATATCTATCATAACCCTTGACCATATATCCACCACCGTATTGAGAAATCATATTACCCACACGGGTATATTGTCCATTCTTCAATTTGGTGATAACTTTGATTCCACCATCAACAAAGTTCTTTGCTTGTTTGGAAACATAGTCTTGTTTACCAGAAGTTACTTCCTCCGGTGTCTTATAACCAGCTTCTTTTGCAAGTTTTCGTATTATTACAAACATAGATTGAAGGGAAGGACTGGCTTTCATAACAAGGTCTGTAAGAAATCCTTTCTTATTCTTGTATGCAAGAAGAAGTGTATTCACAGCAAGACCCATTGCTCTTTTATTCTTTGATACATCAAGTTTTGGATCAACCTTGAATGTTGCTCTCATTACATCATCGGGTGAAATATTCTGTGAAGCAAAGTCAGCCGAGTCAACTGTAGAAATAACCTTTACATCGGCAGCAGGAAATAAATCATTTGGTGAAAGAACTTGAGAAATATAAGCAGCATTTGAAGGTGTCTTTACGAATGAAGTAGATGTACCTTTTGCAACACCTACTTGACCTTCGTGATGATCAGTATGAATATGCATTACTGGTTTACCGTGAGCAAAGTCTACCAATACAGCGAGTGTCTTGTTTCTTGGTTTAGGAATATTATATTCTTCACCACCATAATTCAATGGATGTGCATCAATAACTTTGATGCCATAAGATTTGAGATATTGTTTCATTCCGATGGCAGATGTAACACCATCTGTATCTTTATGAAAGTAAATCTCAGCTGTCTTGTATTCTTTACTCAAATCCTTCATATTACGAATACCAGATTCGTTAAGAAGTGTATTCTCTAAAAATTCAATTTTTTCAAGTATATTCATCTTTTCATTCCTTTTATTCCAGACTTATCAAGTATAACACCAATAACACGAAGAATGGATTGTAATGATTTTGTCTTTATTATATTTATAAAATCCTTTATATTATCAACTACACCTTCATTCACAGAAGATTCAGTTCCTTTTGGTATATGTGATACAACTCTTTTAGCTGCTTCTTTTTCAGAAGATGCCATCAACATAGGATAAATGATGGCATCAAATTCTTTTTGAAAACCATCATTGTAAAACCTTTGTCTTACATCTTCTACGAATGTATCATATTTTTTACCAATCGCTTGTCTTAGACTTACGATCTTTGCTCTCAATAGATTCTTTGCAATAAGTGTCTCAACCTTTGCACCAGTTGAGTTTGTATATCCAGGCAGAACAACTACTCTATTACATTTGAGAATATTATACATATCTTCTATCATATAATCTTCCCATTTGAAATCACTTTTCTGTTTCTTTATAATAGAACCGTGAGGTTTAGCTGGATTGAATATCTTACCTCCAATATACTTCTCAGCATATATAAAGGTAGCCCAATTATCATCAGGTAAATTGGTCATAGGTCCAGCAATATAAGTCATACCCTCTGACTTAGGTTTCAAACCCACTGCTTTCATAGTATTGGTAATATACTTTGCTACACTTTCTGGTGTGTTGCCTGGTATTTTTGAAAAGACTTGTTTGATCTTTTCAACCTTACTATAATCAATGGTTTCTTTTTCATTCAACCATTTTGAAAATTTCATTATTC